AGACTGCGCGGTGTCGGTGCTGTTTCGCATGTTGTCGCCGTAGACGATACCGGCGGTAACAGCGTCGGCCATGTCAGCCGCCAGGATGGTCGTGTCGTAGACAGCGCCGAGCGCGGTAAGGCCCGCCAGACTTGACGCCGCAGCGGGAACAGCCAGCACCTGAACATCGGCAGACGAAACGCCAGAGTCAGCCAGGGCACCGAGTGCGGTGAGTTCAGCGATGTTTCCAGCAGCAGCAGGAACCGTCAGCGTCTGAAGGTCTGCCACAAGAATACCAGAATCAGCCAGGGCACCGAGCGCCGACAGCGTGGCGATGTTGTCAGCAGCTGCGGGTACGGTCAACACCTGAACGTCGGCAGTCGTCAGTCCAGACGGCACACCCTGACCGTTCGCGTCCATTTCAATCAAGTCACCCGCAACCGGAGCGGCAACCAGATCCATTTTGCCACTTTCGAGGTCGTCGACGCGGTCTTCAACTTCATCAATCGCGCCCTGCACGGTCGTTGCGGCAAGGCTGGACGTGCTGTTGTCGTAAGCCACGAAAGCGCCAGTGGCCGTGTAGTGACCTTCGCACAGCGTCACAAGCCCGGTCGTGGCAGCGAGCACCGCGTCAGCAGCAGCGTACCCACGGATGATACCGTCGGTCGTTGCGATCGTCGTGAATTTGTCCGTGCCGCTGTCGAAGAACAGTTCCTGCCCTTCAGTCCACGTCTGACCGGCCGTCTTGCCGTAGCTGATTTCACCTTTGTATTGCACGCCCGCATCGGCGCCAGTCGAAACGGCGTTCAGCGATATCCCGCCCATCAGGCCCTGCGCGATGTACGCGCCCGCCGCATAGTTTGCGCCGACACTTTCAATAACCATCGTGTCGTCGCCGTCCCTTACGATGTTCGTAGCCATTTCACACCTTCCCTTTGATACCGCCCGGTCGCCGCTACCGACGCCGGGCGGTTCAAAAATCATGCCTTACGCACCAGCGTTGTAGGCAAAGTCTTCCCACTTGTTGATGTGGCAGCCGAAGCACAGGCGACCGTGGTAGACCAGGCCGTCCTTGGCTTCGTCGGCGTACTGGCTGATAACCAGTCCGCCGTCATCACGCAGGAAGCCAAAACGGGCAGCATACGGCCTGCCAGTCGCGCCGTAGTACGCGGTGCCGGTGAAGGACGGAACGACCAGCAGGTTTTCTTCGGGCACGTTCACGGCCACGATTTCCGTCGCGTAGGTGGCGCGAGCAACCGGCGCAAAGAACTGCTTGGCAATCGGTTTCAGGCTGGCCGGGAACAGCATGTAACGCATGGATGTACCAATGCGTTCCTGCGTGGCATCGGGAGTCAGGCGATACTGATTCAGACAAAGCTGATCCAGTTCGTTGATCCTGGCCGCTGTCATGGCGCCATCGGAGGTAGAAGTGTTGCGGTGCGCGACGTTGTCGAACAGGGCCGTACCGTCGCCCATCGTCTGGTTCCCGCTGAACAGAGCGGCGCAGAGGTTGGACGCCGTGCGCCAGCCAGCTTCGGTGAAAATGTCAACGGCACGGGTAAAGGCGCCAAGGTCGTCGTTGATGAACATTTCGAACGTGAACGGCAGATCCTTGCCGTACTTGAAAGCGGTCGAGCTTTCGTTACGTTCGGTCATGCTGCCCTGCGTGTAGTCGACGCCTTCATTGACAAGCGCCAGATCAGACGCGGCACCGAGCCACGGCGTATTGTGCGCCTTGAAGTCGTTGTAGTCTTCGCGGGTAAAGATCTTCTCAAACCAGCGGTATTCTTCGGACTGCGCGGTTCTGGCCATAGCCGTTTTGTTGGCAAGGTTCGCCAGAATCAGCGGGAAGTCACCGGAGGTCATGCGCTTGAACAGTTCGCGGCGGCCCATCGAGCGGCCTTCACTGCCGACCAGATCGCGACCGATTTCAACGAGCGACAGCCCGCCGAATTCACGGATTGCTTCACGGTTCGGGGTCGTGGCGATGTTGGCGCGGGCTTCGAGTGCGTTACTGACAAGAGCGCGGCGCTTTTCGGACACGTCAACGAGGATGTCAACGCGGCCCGAATGCTTGTCGGTGGCGTCCTTTTCGGCGCGGATGTCCAGCATCTTACGGATTGCGGCGTCGGCAGACACGGCACGATCAGCGACAAAGCCGTCAATCGTCTTGTCGTCGATACCGAGCTTGCGACCGTTTACGCGGATGTCACTGCACCGGGCTTCGTATTCGGCGACGGCCTTTTCAGCCGCCACCTTCAGTTCCGCTTCCCTTGCCGCCTGGTCAACGACGGCGTTTTCTTTCGGTTCCATTTTTTCACCCTCCAAGGTGTTGATATTGGTCGTCGCCGACCTGATGCCGCCCGTAATATCGACCGGCACACAAACCACTGATCCTTCGTACGGCGTCCAGTCAACCGCCGTTCGTATCTCAATCCCATCGTCGCCGTCGCTGCGTTCCCATGCTTCAACGATGTAGCCGACGGACGTATTGCCCGCAATGCCGTCAAGGATGTCACGCACGTTATCAGCCGCCCGCTGCGATGCGGACAGCTTCACATTCGCAATCAGCTCACCACTTTCAACGCGGGCCGTACCTGGAACAAACGCGCCAACAAGAGCATCAAGGGATTCGTCGTTGTGCTGTGCCAGAAACGGCGCGCCGCTGTTCAGCCGTTCGAGCCTGATATGCGCCGCGTCCATCGACAGGCGTTCGTGATAATAGGCGTCGCGGATCCAGTCGTATCGAAGCACGTCGACACCGGTACCGAGCGACACCGTGATTTCGCGGGTTTCAGGGTTCCAGCTTTCAGGCCGGAAACGCACCTGCGACCGCGTTTCAAGGGGTTTGCCGTTGCGTGTCAGGGTCGTTTTGTCCATCGGATATTACTCCACGTCCAGTTTCGAGATTATCCGGTTCAAGAAGTCGGTCAAATTTTCCAACTAATCGGTAGTTTCGGTCGTGGTAGTACCAGCGGGCGGTTGCTGCGCCTGTCCAGCAAGCGTGACGGCGGCAAGGTTGCCGCTTGAAAGGATACCGAGTTCATCCAGCTTCGCGTTGTCGGCAGCGATTGCAGCGGTTTCAACGTCAGGATCAATCCCGAACGCTTCCATGATTGCGGGCCGCGATTCAAGGCCAGCCTGCATCTTGAGTATGGCCGTCGAAACTTCAGTGTTTTCATCAGCCGACGGGATGCGCGGGCTTGACCAGCGGACGGCGTACATATTGGTTTCAGCAGTCGGCTTTTTCAACAGACCAACAATCATGCACTCGCTGATAAACCGTCTGTAAATCTTGTTCATCGCGGGCAGCAGTATCAGTTCCCGTTTCACCGTCAGAGCGACCTTTTCTTTGATCAGGCTGAGTTTTGCCTGCGCGAAACTGGAATCAGACATGTCGCCGCTGATCGTGTGGTAACTCATGCCGACGCCTGCAGCCGCTTCGTGCAGCAGCGCCGCAATGAATTCCTTGATACCGCTTGGCATCTTCGCTTCGTTGAATACGATGTCTTTCCCGTCAGGCGTCATCGCAACCATGCCCGGGAATATCTGGTCGACTACGTTTCCGTCCGAGTCCACAAGCGGCGACTGCCCGGTTACATCATCATCGACGTTATTGATTCCAGGATGCGTATCGTTCTGCGCGCCGCCCTTGACCACCGCCGCGATGCTGGCCACCGTCCGCGCTGCAATCAGAATTGCGCGCTGGAAACCGGCCAAGTTCCACAGCGTCATCAACACCGGTGTCAGCAACGGCACACCGCGCACCTGTCCAGCGCGGTATGCTTCCATGACGTGCACGATGTTTTCAGCAGGCACGCGGGTTGTTTCCAGCGTCGCGCCCATGCCGAAGACAGCATACGACGCGCCGGGATGTTCGCGCAGCAGGTGATAAGCCGCGATTTCGCCGATCGCGTCGAATTCCACACCGCAGATTATCCGCGCATCATTCTTGCCCCAGGTCTGTGTTTTCGTCACGGGCAGCAGATCAGGTTCAAGCAACTGCAACTTCAGCGGCGGCAGGCCTGGCATATCAGACGGTTTGCGCGAACGGAAGCGGATCAGACCTTCACCGTCCATCAGCCAGTGTTTCACGAGCAGGCTTTGGACGCCGTAGATATCGAGATTCATTCCCGACGCCGGTTGCTGTCCCCATTCCTGCCATAGCGCCCATATCTTTTCATCAGTAGCTTTGTCGCCCGTCATCGGCGTCGGCTTGATGCCCGTCGCCACGATCGCGTTAACCGCCGTGTCGATGATGGTTCGCCCGTAGCCGGTGTTCTGGTAAGCGTCTCGGCACTTCGCCCGCAGCTTGTCCAGCGACGTCTGCACGTCGTAGTTGGCATCACCCGTCACGCCCGTCCAGTACGCATCATGCCCGCCAGCACGCGCTGCGTCGAATGCCCGCTTGCGTCGCGGCTTCGGTTCGCCCGCAGGATCAGCGCCCGTCATCAGGTCATCCATCGTGACGGCCACATTCCGGCCCCGCGCCACGTCGAGCGCCGCAGCCAGACCCGTTTTTGCTTCGATTGTTTTCTTCATCGCGTCACCTGTCCCGGAAGCGGACGGCGCCCGCAGTCGGTCGACGCGTCTTTGTTATCTGGTCAAGCTCCGCCTGGATTTCATTGATGCGGCGCAACATGTCTTCGCCGCTTGCGTACTGCACGACCTTGTCACCATGCTTTACCGAAAGCACGCCCTGAGCATACGCCGCCTTCAGTTCATCGAGTTCTGATTGTGTCCATGCCATGATTCAAACCCCTCTACTCCAGTCAAACGCGGGCCGTTTTTTCCTCGCGGGCCGCACGGTTGAATGTACCGGGGTTTG